CGAGGTTTTTGTTGCTTACGTGATGAGGAAATGAGCGATGCCAGGCCCCATACCTAAACCGATGGCGCTGAGAGAGCGGCGCAACAAGGTGGCCACGCGCGCGTCGTTGGCGCCGGAAAGCGAGCCGCGCAAGCGCGCCCCGCGTCTGCCCAAGCGGGAAGGGGACTGGCATCCCATGACGCGCGCCTGGTGGCGCGATGTGTGGCACTCGCCGATGGCCGCGGAGTACATTCGCGCAGACGAGCACGGGCTTTTCCGCCTGGCGGTGCTGGTGGACCAGTTTTGGGCACATCCCACCTCACAGCTCGCGGCAGAGATTCGCCTTCAGCAGCAGGCGTTCGGCCTGACGCCCATTGACCGACGCCGGCTGGAGTGGAGCATCGAGCAGGCCGAATCCGCAACGACCAAACGGCAACAACGTAAAGTGCGCCAGGCTCATGCGGGAGAGATTGATCCGCGTGAGGCTCTCAAGGTGAGCGGCGAATGACGGTGCTGATGGTGCCCGCTCTCGATAAGATACCCTGGCCCACTCTCGGGCCACAGGTCTGTTCCTTCATCGAATCGTTTCTCACGTTCGGCCCTGGGGACCTGCGCGGCGAGCCTGCTCGCATAGACGCGGAAAAGCGCGCTCTGATCTATCGCGCCTATGAGGTATTTCCGCAGGGGCACGAGCAGGCGGGGCGGCGCCGTTTCCGGCGCGTGGCCATCTCCCTGCGCAAGGGCTCCGCCAAGACCGAACTCCTGGCGTGGATCGCCGCCTGCGAGCTGCATCCTGAGGGGCCAGTACGTTGCGACGGATTCGATACCGATGGCAACCCTGTGGGCGTGGGCGTCACCGATCCCTACATCCCGCTCGTGGCCTACACCGAGGAGCAAAGCGACGAACTGGCCTATGGCGCGCTGCGGGTGATCCTCCAGCACAGCCAACTGGTCAACGACTTTGACATCGGCGTCGAGCGCATCATGCGCGTTACGGGCGATGGCAAGGCCGTCAGTTTGGCCTCCTCGCCTGACGCGCGGGACGGGGCGCGCACCACGTTCCAGGGCATGGATGAGACGCACCGATGGACGAGCCCGCGGCTGAAGCACGCGCACCGCACGATGATGGCCAACCTGCCCAAGCGCTATCTCGCCGATGCATGGAGCCTGGAGATCACCACGGCGCCAGCGCCAGGCGAGAATTCGGTGGCTGAGGACACGATGGAGTACGCGCGGCAGGTGGCGGATGGCAAGATCGCCGACACGCGGCTCTTTTTCTTTCACCGCCAGGCGGGGGATGACCACGACTTGGGCAGCCCCGAGGGCGTGCGCGCGGCTGTCTTGGAGGCCTCCGGCCCCATCGCCGAATGGTCGGACATAGATGGCATTGTCGAGCAATGGCAAGACCCGACCGCCGACCGCACGTACCTGGAGCGCGTGTGGCTCAACCGTCTCGTCAGGGCCAGCGAGCGCGCCTTTGACGCCGAGCGTTGGCGAGAGCTGGCCGTGGACGTGAGCCCCGTTGAGGACGGGGACATGATCACGCTCGGGTTTGACGGGGCGCGCTATCACGACGCCACCGCTATCGTGGCCACGCACATTGCCACAGGATACCAGTGGCTCGTGGGCCTATGGGAGCATCCCTATGGCGTGCAGGACTGGGAAGTGCCTGAACACGAGGTGGATGTGGCCGTAGACGAGGCGTTCACGCGGTGGAACGTTTGGCGGATGTACTGCGATCCGCCCTATTGGGAGACGCGCGTGGCGGAATGGGCGGGCCAGTACGGCGAAAAGCGGGTGATGAACTGGTACACGAATCGCATGAAGCCGATGGCCTATGCCATCCAGGCGTTCAACACCGCGATCCTGGCGGGCGATCTCTCGCATGATGGCTCCCAGGGGCTAACGCGGCACATGGGGAACGCCGTGCGGCGCATTCTGAACCTGCGCGACGATCAGGGCAAGCAGATGTGGGTGATCTACAAAGAGCGGCCCGATTCGCCGCACAAAATCGATGCGGCCATGGCCGCGGTCTTGAGCTGGGAGGCGCGCAACGATGCCCTGGCCTCCGGCGTCATGGCGCAAGGCGAGAGCGTGTACGAGACCCGAGGCATTCTGATAATCTGAGGCGACGATGAACAAAACGCCGGCCTTTGGCCTCCGCGAGATCACGGCCCTGATCGGCCTCGGCTGCCTGGCCGCGGGGTTGGGCCTCCAGAGCGTGCCCCTGGCGCTCACCGTCGTGGGTGCATTGCTATTCGGGTTGGCGGTCTGGCCGCTGCTCTGGCCGCGAAGGGGTGAGAAATGAGCCTGCTGACACAGTTGCTACAACCCAGCGCGGTGAACCTCGGCGACGAGCGCCTGTGGCGCATAGGCTCTATCGGCTCCACGGCCTATTCCGGCGTGCACGTGAGCCCCGAGACGGCGCTGATGTCGTCCGCGGTGTGGGCCTGCACGCGCTTGATCTCCGAGTCCGTGGCCACCATGCCCGCGATCATGTACAGACGCCTTCCCGACGGCGGGAAAGAGCGCGCGACGAACCACCCGCTGTACACCGTGCTGCACGACGACCCGAACGAGATTCAGACGGCGTTTATCTTCAAAAGGACGATGATGGTGCACGCCCTGCTCTACGGGGGCGGCTATGCGCGTATCACGCCGGGGCCGCGCGGCCCGGTGGACAGCCTCCAGCCGATCCACCCGGACAACATCACCACCGAGGGGCTGCCCGGCGGCGGCATCCGCTACATGGTGCGCGGCGAGGACGGCGTGCGCCGGCCGGTGAACGCCGAGGACGTGTTCCACCTGCCCGGCCTGAGCCTCAACGGCGTGGACGGGCTCTCCCTGGTGCAGTACGCGCGCGAGTCCATCGGCCTGGCGCTGGCCGCGGAGGGCTATAGCGCCAAGTTCTACTCCCAGAACGCACGGCCCTCGGGCATCCTGAAGCACCCGAATAAGCTTTCGCCGGAAGCGGCGCAGCGCGTAAAAGAATCCTGGGAGGCGGCGCACGCCGGATTGCAGAACGCGCACCGTGTGGCCGTGCTCGAAGAGGGGCTGGAATGGGTGCAGACGGGGATGACGCACGCCGACGCGGAGCTCATCGCCCAGCTTGATTGGAGCGCGGCGGACATTGCGAGGTTCTTCAATGTTCCGCTCCATATGATCCAGTTGATGACGAAATCCACCTCCTGGGGCTCCGGCATCGAGGAAATGGGCATCGAGTTCGTGGTGTTCACGTTGCTCCCGTGGGTGAAAAACTGGGAGGAGTTGATCACCAAGAAGTTGATCTTGGCCCCGCAGAGCTACTTTTGCGAGTTCCTGCTGGACAACATGATGCGCGGCAAGCTCCAGGACAGGTACAACGCCTACGCCACGGCGCGCAACTGGGGCTGGCTGAGCGCCAACGACGTGCGCCGGTTGGAGAACATGAACCCCATCGAGGGGGGCGATCAGTACCTGCGCCCAATCAATACGATGGACATGGCTCAGCCCGAGCTGCCGCCGATGCAGCGCGCGCCCACGGTGACGCCGACCGAAGGCCATTACCATCTCCTGCTCCATGAGGCGGCCTCGCGCGTGGTGCGCAAAGAGATCGCGGCCATGACCAAGGTCGCCAAGCGCACGGCGAACAGCCCCGACGCCTGGGCCAGCGAGGTGGCCGAGTTCTACGCGGGCCACGGCGCCTTCGTGGCCGAGACCCTGCGCATCGGGCGCAGTGCGGCGGACGCTTATGCCGCGGAGCAGCGCTGCGCGCTGCAAGAGCATGGCGCGGGCGTCATGGAGGACTGGGAGACGAGACGGGCGGGGGACTTGATTACCTTGGTGCTGGAGGCCAACAATGCCGCTACCTGAACCGCGAGACGGAGAAGCCTACGACGACTTTATCGAGCGCTGCATGGGAGATGAGAACATGAGAGAGTTCGACGACGCGGCCCAGCGCCGCGCTGTGTGCGAGCGCCAGTGGGATGACGCCCAGGACGACGGGGGTCTGCTGCATCCTCATTGGCAGGGTGTGGGGAACCACACGCATTCGTTCAGCGAGCTTACCGATGGGGCGCAGCTAGGACCTATGCTGACACGCTATAGCCATATCGTCAGCTATGTGCTGAACACGCCCTGGGCCATCACCGCCGACAAACTGGCGCAGATCATGAGCCTGCTGGGCTTCTACGCCGCGGGGAACAAGTTCACTGCCGAGGAGGTGCGCGAGGCCATCGGCATGAGCCAGCGGCCCAGCGCCAGGGCCTCCGGCGCGGTGCAGATCATCCCGCTGTACGGCATCATCACCCAGAGGGCGGGGCTGATGACCGAGACCAGCGGGGGCACCTCCACGGAGGCCTTCAGCCGGCAGTTCCGCGCGGCGTTGAACGACCCGCAGATCGGGGCCATCCTGATAGACGTGGACTCGCCCGGCGGCGCCGTCACGGGGGTGGACGAGCTCTCCAGCGAGATACACGCCGCGCGCGGCGCCAAGCCTGTGGTGGCCATCGCCAACTCGCTCGCTGCCTCTGCGGCCTACTGGATCGCCACGGCGGCGGATGAGCTGGTGATGACGCCCACCGCCGAGGTGGGCAGCATCGGCGTCCTGGCGGCGCATGAGGACGACAGCGCGTTCTACGAGCGCCAGGGGATCAAGACGACCTTGGTCAGCGCGGGCAAGTACAAGACGGAAGCCAACCCCTACGAGCCGCTCAGCGACGAGGCGCGCGCCTACCTCCAAGAGCGGGTTGATGAATACTACTCGATGTTCATCCAGACGGTGGCGCGCAACCGCGGCGTGTCCGTGAGCGAGGTGCGCGGCGGGTTCGGGGAAGGGCGCGTGGTGGGGGCCAAGGCGGCCAAGTCCATGGGCATGGTGGATCGCGTGGAGACGATGGACGAGACCATCGCCCGGCTGCAAAAGGGCCGCCGCTCGCGGGCGCAGTCTCAGGCGGAGCTGGATCGCCGCGCGAGACGGCTGCGGGCGCTGGCCGGATAGTATTGACAACCCGTTCCGGGTATGCTATAATGGTTCGTAGATAGGCCCGCATCCCAGAGGCTCCGTCGAGACCCGAGGGGCGCAGGCAACACGGGAAACGCCTCCGACGAGCGCGCGAACCGTTGCGACACGATGCAAATCGTGGCGTGCGGACGCGCGTTTTTCGTTGCTCCGCCGCCACCCAGCCAAGGAGCAACATGCCAAAGAGGTATCAAGCGCTACTGCAAGAGCGCGCAGAGCTCGTGGCCGAGGCCCGGCGGGCCTTTGAGTCCGCCGAGAAGGACGCGCGCGACCTGACCGATGCGGAGCGCACGCGCGATGACGAGATCGCCGCCAGGCTGGACGTCATCGCGAGCGAGCTCCAGAGAGAAGAGCGCCGGCGGGAGTGGGAACGCTCCGTTGAGGCCGTCGCCAAGCCGAATGCGGGAACCAGCGTCACCCTCCCCGGGGAGATCGCCCGCATCCTAGACGCGCAGGATCAGCCGTTCGAGAGCCTCGCCGAGCAGCTCCTGGCCGTGCGCCAGGCCGCGCTCCCTGGGGGCTATGTGGATCTGCGCCTGCGCGCGCAGCTCGGGCATAACGTGGGCATTCCCGCTGAGGGCGGCTTCCTGCTGCACCCGCAGTACGCCGCGGGCATCTGGCAGCGGGTGTACGAGTCCGGCGCGATCATGAACCGCACCTTCAAGATTCCCATCGGGACGGACGCGGACTCGGTGCTCGTGAACGCGCTGGCGGAGAACAGCCGCGTGACCGGCAACCGCTGGGGCGGCCTGCAAGCCTACTGGGTGCAGGAGGCGGGCAACCCCACGGCCTCGCAAACCCAGTTCCGGCAGATGCGTTTCAGCCCGCACAAGCTCGCCGTGCTCACCTATGCCACTTCCGAGATGCTACGCAACCCGGCCACGCTGGAGGGCGTGATCAACCAGCTCGTGCCGCAGGAAATCGCCTGGCAGACAGAGAACGCTTTCGTCAACGGCATCGGCGGCGGGCAGCCCATCGGGATTCTCCAGAGCGCGGCGCTCATCGCCGTGGCCCCGGAAGCCCTCCAGGCGGCGGCCACCATCGTTTCCGAAAACATCTCGAACATGTGGGCGCAGATGTGGGCCAAGAGCCGGCCCAACGCGGTCTGGCTCATCAACCAGGACTGCGAGCCGCAGCTCGACCAGCTCAGCCTCCAAGTGGGCGTGGGCGGCGTGCCGACCTATATGCCGCCTGGCGGATTGGCCGACGCGCCCTATGGACGCCTCAAAGGGCGGCCCGTTATCGCTGTGGAATACTGCCCGACGCTGGGCACCCAGGGCGACATCATCCTGGCCGACTGGTCACAGTACGGCATGTCGGATCGCGGCTCCATCCGCTCGGAGAGCTCGATCCACGTCCAGTTTCTCACAGATCAGATGGCCTACCGGTTCATCTATGAGGTGGACGGCCAATCCCTTTGGAACGCGCCGCTCACCCCGGCGCAGGGCGCGAACCAGCTTTCGCCGTTCGTGACCCTACAGGCCAGGCCATAAGGAGTAGTCGAAATGCCACTCGCCTTTTCACTCGCTGAAGACCTCAAAGTCGTGGAGGGGCTTGTGCCCCAAATTGGCGGCGCCGCGCCGGTCACATCGGATTATGTGTCCTGCAAGAACCTCCAGAAGCTTTTCGCGGTGATCCACTACAACCAGGGCGACGCGACGGACGTTACCTGGCGGGTGCTGCGCGACATCAGCGTCGCGGGCGGCGCCTCCGTGGCCATCGCCAACGTCGTGCCCATCTGGTCCAATCTGAACTGTGCGGCGAGCGATACGCTCGTGCGACGCACCAATGCGGTGAACTATGCCTCGGGCGTGGCTCAGACGCACAAGATCATCGTGTTCCAGATCGACCCGGCGGCGCTGGGCCTGACGGCCGGCGGCGTGCCGTATGATTGTATCGCCGTGGGCTCCGTGGGCAATATCGCGGCCACGAGCACGGTCGAGATCATGTTCTATGGTCTGCCGCGGTATCCCGGTCCCGTAGCGATGCAGCCGTCCATCATCATCGACTGACCGTAAGGGCGGGGATCAGGGCGGCGCCCTGACCCTCGCCCCAACAACCCCGGGCAACCCGGGAAGGGAGCAACATGGCAAAGACCGAACTGTTTGGGCGCTGGCTGCAGGGCTCCGTGGTCGTGGAGGACCAGGGCAAGAGCACTGGACAGCGCTTTTTCGTGCACGCCACAACGGGCCGCAATGCGGCGGGCTGGGGGCTCAACCCCGAAGCGCCGTTTGCCTCATTGGCCTACGCGGTGACGCGCTGCACGGCGGGCCGCCACGACATCATCTACCTGATGCCGGGGCATACGGAGACCATCGCCACCACCATCACGCCCCTCGCGGGGACGCGGATCGTGGGCCTGGGCACGGGGCAGTTGATGCCGCAACTGACGCCGGCGGCCAACAACCTGGTAGCATTGACCATCAGCGCGGCGAACGTGACCGTGGAGAATGTGTACATCAACGCCTCAACAGTTGCAGCGACGGCCACCGTGTTTGGCGTGACCGGACGGCATTTCCACCTCCGGAACTGCCACATGGATATGGGGGCCAACGACCGGATCGGCATCCGCATCGGCGCGCTGGGCTGTTACGCGGTCATCGAGGACAACGTGGTACAGGTGACCGCCAACGGACCGGACTCGTGGATCACGTTCGTGCACGCGAACGTGGATATGCCGCTGATCCGTCGCAACCATGTCATCGCGTCTGATACAACCAACGAATTCGATGATGAAATCATCGACTTTGGCGGCCTGGCGGTGCGCAACCCGGTCATCGTGGACAACGTGTTCGACGGCGCGGACGTGGCCGTGACGAGCATTGATGATGCCGCTGCGGTGGTCGGTGCATGCTTTAGCGCCAACAAATGCGCTGGCGCAGCGGTGAACAACGACATCACCCATGCGGGTTACGCCGATCTGCTCGACGGCGCGATATCCGCCAACAAGATCGCGGCCAACGCGCTGTCTCGCGCCAAGTTCGCGCTCGGCGCGGGTGAGATCACCGGCGATGGTGTGGTGGTCACGCGAGCGACGGCGGCCCTGCCGCAAACAGCGGCAGCGGCGCTCTTTACGGTTACAGGTCATTGTCTGCTCAAGCGCCTTGTGGGCGTAGTCACGGGGCAGGTGGGCGCGGTGGCTAACGCGACCAAATTGCGGATGAACAGCACCGGCGCGGGGGCGACAACGGATCTGTGTGCGACCGTAGAGTTCAACGCGGCAGCGGTAGACAGCCAGTTCACCATCACCGGGACGTTTGCCAACGCGATGATCAAAACGGTCAACCTGCCCATCGCCACGGCAGTGGACCTCAACGTGATGTTGGTGCCGGGCACGGTTGACCTCGACTGCGCTGGTTCGGACGGCGGTGATGGGCGCGTGCGCTGGTCCCTGGTCTATCAGCCTCTGGAATCAGGCGCGCAGATCGTGGCCGCCTAACACTGAGGGGCCGGGCCATCCGGCCCTTGGAGGTGAACATGACCGTACTCAGAGGGCCACGCGGCGTCAACCTGATCGCAGGCGAGACCATCACCCTGGCGGCGCTGGCGGCGCGCACGGTGGTGGCCAACGCCGTGGGGGCCACGGCGAATATCGGGGGCGAGCGCAAGCGCTTTATCGTGGTGAACCGCATCACGGCCAGCGCGACGGATGCGGGCGATACGCTCGACGTGTACGTGGACTTTTCGCTGGACGGCGCCATCTGGTACAACGCCATCCATTTCACGCAGAAGGCGGGGAACACGCCGGCGCGCACCGAGTTCGCCGTGCTGGACCCCTCCAACCCGGGCGTAGCGGTGGTTGACGTGACGGCGGACGCCGCCAGCGGGGCGGTGAGGCCGGCGCTCTTTGGCGTCTACATGCGCGCGCGCTGGACGGTGGTGGAGTTCGCGGGCGCAGGGGCGGCCTCGCACACGTTCAGCGTGATCGCCTACGCGATCACGTAGGGGGCGCTATGGCGACCTACGCCACGATCCTCCACCTCAGGCAGTACCTGACCCAGGTGAAGGCGGGGGCGGAGAATGACCTTCTGCTCCAGGCCATCCTGGATCGGGCGCACGCCATCGTGAACGACACGCTCGGGTTCGAGTTCGCGGGCTATGGCGCAACGGCCACGACCCGCGACGTGCAGAGCCTGGGCGGATACATCCTCCGCCCGCAAGCCTACGAGGCGGGCACGCTCACGGCCATCGCCAGCGTGTGGGGCCGGGGCACCACGTCCGAGACGACCGAGACGGTAGAGGACTGGCTCGCTGAGGAGCAGATGCGCCCCTACCAGGTCTATCGGAACGCGGGCTGGGCCTACGGCCGCTGGTATCGGCTCACCGCCTGCTGGGGCTATGGCGCCGCGCCGGCCTCGGTGGTGGAGGTGGAGCTCGAGGCGGCGATCAACCTCTGGCGCGGCAGGGACGCCGCGGTGTGGCAGGCGGAAACGGGCGTGGAGGGCGCCGGGGCCACGCCGTTGAATCGCGCGCTCTCCTGGCCGCAACGCGATGTGCTGAACGCGGTGCGCGCGCAGTACCTGGGGGTGGTCCATGCCTAGCCGGTACGGCAAGCACTATGAGCTCACCAAACTGGAGATGCCGGACATCGAAGCGCTCGCGCCCAAGATGCGGCGGAAGTGCATGTACGAGGCCGTCAAAGTGGTAGCGCTCGTAGCCCGCACCCTCGCGCCGCAGAGTGGGCGCAAGGGCAAAGGGCGGCTGAGCAAGAGCATCTCCTACAAGACCTTGGACGCGGGCCTGCGTGGCAGCGTGTACTCCAAAGCCCCGCACGCGCACCTGGTGCACGACGGCACAGCGCCTCACCCAACGTTCTCGCCTGGCGGCAAAATGTTGCAGTTCAAGGGCAGGTCCGGCGACCTGATCCGGGGCAAGCAGTTCGAGCACCCCGGCGCGCGGGCGCAGCCCTTTTTCACCCAGGCGCGCGACGACACGAGGGACGAGGTCGAGCAGATCATGAAGCAGACCATGGAAGAGTGCCTGGCTGAGGTGGTGGCCTGATGAGCTACGCCACCGTCCTGGAGGGCCTGATCGAATGTCTGAAGACTATCCCCGATCTGGTCGGCGTGTACGACTATGCGCCCACGGCTATCCACGACACGCCAATAATCTATACGTTTCTGGATCGCGCAGAGTACAAAGATGCAGTCCAGATAGAGACGCGCCACTACTTTATCACGATTCGGCTGTTGGTTCGCTGGCAAGACAGCGCGGGCGCGGAGCTCGAGGCCGCTCCTTTTGTGAACAGCATCCGGACTGCCGTACGGAACGATCCACAGTTCGGCGGGCGGATCACAAGCGGTATGGCACAGGTGCAGGAATGCCGTGCAGTTTGGGTTACGGTCGGCGGCGTCGAATATCGCGGGCTGGATTTTACGGTGGATATTTCGGAGAAAGCCCCGTGCTAGAACGAGGCAAGACAACAAGGAGACTGAAATGAGCGAAATTCCTTTTGAGTACCTGCTGGCTGGCCTGGAAACGCCACGAGGCACGGCCAACGTGAACCCCACCCGGTACCTGAACCTGGCGGGGAGCATTGTCCCTCGCGCCGAGCGCTATCGGCCCGAGGAATCCCGCGGCACGCTGGCCGAGTTCTACCGCTCGGTGCACGTGCGCCGCTGGAGCGAGTTCGAGGCGGAGGGCGGGCTGGACGTGTACACCCTGCCGCTGATCCTGAACACCATAGTGAAGGGCAGCGTGCCCGGCGCTGGCGCGACACAGGCCGACGTGACCATTGACCCGGCGGGGGCGAACAACTCCATCGACTGGGAGGCCATCGCCCCGGGTACGCAGGGGAACCTGATCTCCATCGAGTACCTGGACCCGCTGGCCAACAACCAGCCGCTGGAGCTCGACCTGGTGGGCTATACCATCATCGTGCGTCTGGCGACGGGCGTGGCTGGCGCCATCACCACCATCGCGGACGACATCACCGCGGCGGTGCTGCTGCACCCGGCCATCTCGCTGCTGGTCACCGCGGTGGACTCGGTGGCCAACGACGGCTCGGGGCTGGTCACGGCCATGCCGCAGACGTTTATGACGGGCGGCACCTCCGCCTACGTGGCCACGCCCGGCGGTGGCGCGCTCACCAGGCTGTGGACGTTCGAGCCCACGATGGACGACGACGACCTGGAGAGCGCAACACTCTTCTGGGGCGACCCGAACGTGCAGGTGTTCCGCTCCACCTACGGCATGGTGGACGAGCTGACCATCACCGCGGACGCCTCGGGGACGGACGGCGCCACGCTGAGCATCAGCGGGCAGGGCCGTTTCCCCACGATGAACGCGCCGGTGGCCGTGCCGGCCATGCTCGCTGGGCCCTTGTTGATGCCCGCGAACATGCAGCTGTGGATGGACACTGAGGGCGTGAACCCCATCGGCACCACGGCGATCACCGGGCGCGTGCTCTCCGCGGAGGTGACCATCCCCTCGGGCATCGCGCGCAAGTGGCACGCCGTGGGGCCCACAGGCACCTTGGACTTTCAGGCCATCGGGCGCGGCAAGAGGCACGCGGAGATGACCATCACATTCGAGCTGCCGGACACCGTGCAATACGCCCTGTGGACGGGGCAGAACGACCTGCTCACGCGGCTGCGCATCAACGGGCCGCTGATCGAGGCTGGTTTCTACCACTATGTCGAGGTGGACATCTACGGGCCGCTCGACTCGCTGGAATGGGGCGAGCACGAGGGGGCGAACCGGACGGTGAGCTTTACCATCCAGTCCGAGTACAACGAAACGGCGCAGCTCGACTGGGCGGTGAAGGTGCAGTCCGACCGCGATACGCTGTAGCATCGAATCTCTGGAGGGAGAGGATCATGTCGCGTTTTATCGACGTGCAGTCCAGGGTGCCCGTGGCCCTGGACGGCGATACCGTCTACATCCGCGCAAAGATGGACGTGGCCACCAAGGCTCTTGTCGATAACTCCATTGCGCAGTGGGCCATAACGGACAAAGAGAGAGACCCTTCGCTTGCCACTCTGAACATCGGCAGCTATCGGCTGGCATTGCTTATACATAACATTGTGGCGTGGGAAGGCCCCGGCTTTGAGGATGACATCGGCAAGCCAATCCCCTGCACGCGGATCAATATCATGCGCATGGACCCCGATGATCCTTTGCTGAAGTTGGTGGCCGAGGAGATCGGCAAGCGCAACGCGCCGCCGGAGAGCCCGGACCCAAATGCTCCTACGCCGAGTGGCTCTACCGACGCTGGCTCGGCGCCTTCCAAGGGACGCTGAAAGAGCGCCCGGTTGGGCGCTATGACACCGAGATCGCCCTGGCGGAGCGCTACTATTGGACGCCGGAGCAGATCGCGCGGCTGGACCCGGACTATCTAACCGAGGTCGTAATGCGCCTCCGCGCAGAGGCGCAGCATGAGGCCAAAGAGCGACGGGAACGCGAACGCAAGAAAGGCAAAGCGGCCGGCAGCCGTGGCGGAGAGATCGTGGATGTTGACATCTCGGAGATCAGCTGATGGCCAGTAGCGCTGAGCTCGCGCTGATTATGAGCCTCGTGGATGAGGTGACGAGCACCGCTGAGAAAGTTAAAGGCTCGCTGAAGGACGTTGGCACTGAGGCGCAAGGACTCCAGGGCACATTAAACGGGGCATTCCAGGGACTCGCCAAAATCGGCGGAACGGCGATCATTGGCGGAGTGGGCGCGGCGGCAGCAGCGGTTACGGGGCTGGGCGCCGCAGCGCTGGCCGCGGGCATGGACTTTGATGCCGCCTTCGACACGATTGTCCAAAAGACGGGGGCTACCGGCGCAGAGCTGGAGCAGATGAAGGCCGACGCCACGGCGGTGTTCAAATCGCTGCCGGTGGACATTGGCGCCACGGCGGATGTCATTGCCACGCTGAATCAGCGCCTCGGCGTAACGGGCGAATCGGCGCAGGGTCTCGCTTCGCAGTTGCTCATGCTCGGCACGGGCGATGCCGTAGCGAGCGCCGAGCTCTATACGCGCGTGATGGGCGACTGGGGCATAGCCACAGAAGACGCCTCAACGACCCTCGATACCCTCTTTACGGCTTCGCAACTCACCGGCATTGGCGTAGATGATCTCGCGGGCAAGCTCGTCCAATTTGGCGCGCCATTGCGATTGATGGGCTTTGACCTGGAACAGTCGGCGGCCCTGTTCGCCAAGTGGGAACAAGAGGGCGTCAACGCCGAGCTGGTGATGGGCTCGCTGCGCATCGCGGCCGGTAACTTTGCCAAGGAAAACATTCCGCTCCAAGAAGGTCTCCAGCAGACCATCGCGCAGATTCAGGGGATGGATGACGCCAGCGCCGCGTTGGCGCTGGGCATGGAGGTGTTTGGCGCGCGCGCGGGGCCTGATATGACCGCCGCTATTCGGGAGGGGCGGTTCAGTATCGAAGAGCTCACCGCGGCAATGCAGGACAGCGAGGGGGCCATCCTGAACACCGCCCAGGCGACCATGGACTTTCCCGAAAAGCTCCAAGTGATGAAGAACATGGCGCAGACGGCGCTGGCGCCGATTGGCCTCTCCATCATGGACATCGTGGGCAAGCTGCTGGAATCCCTGATGCCCGCATTCGAGCGCCTGACGGGCTGGCTGGAGGGGACGCTGGCCCCGGCGGTAGACGCGGCCATGCCGCACATCGAGACGCTCATCACCGCCTTTGGCGCGCTGCTCAGCGGGGACACAGAGGCCTTCTGGGCGGGGATCACCGAGGGCCTACTGGGCCTCGGCGAGGCGTTCGGGGTGAGCCGCGAGCAACTCCAGCCGTTTCTGGAGGGGCTACAGTCCACCGCGACGGCCATTGCCACCTTCGTCAGCGAGCATTCGGAAGCGCTCAAGACGGCGCTCATCGCCATCGGCGCGGTGTTGGCGGCGGCGGCCATCGCCGGGGCGATAGTGGGTATTGGAGCAGCCATCGCAGCATTGGCGAACCCGGTCACCGCGATCATCCTGGCGGTGGGCCTACTGGCCACAGCGTGGGCCGAGAACTGGGGCGGCATCCAGGAAAAGACGCAGGCCGTCATTGATTTTATCATGGGCATCATCGGTCCGGCGGTGGAGTTCATCCAGGGGCTTTGGGCGGAGCATGGTGAGGCGATCAAGACCACGGCCAGCGGCGCATGGGAGGCGATCAAGACGGGCTCTAGCGCGGCATGGGAATTCCTGAAGACCAACACCTCCGCGGGTTGGGAGGCGGTCAAGGGGGCCTACGCGACAAGCTCGGAGTTCATCAAAACGCAGGTCAACACGGCGCTGGAGGCCATCCGCGCATTCTGGGCGGAGCATGGCGAGACGATCAAGGGCATCATCCAGGGGTTCCTGGACGTGATCCGTGGCGTGTTTGACACGCAACTCAATGCCATCCGCGGCGTGTTCGAGGCATTCAAGCTGCTCCTCCAGGGAGACTGGGAGGGGGCGGGCAAGAAGCTGGTAGAGACGGCAAGTCAGTTCTTGACAGACATCGCCAATGTGTTCACCACGCTCAAGAGCACGGTGGTCAACGCGGCCAAAGCGATCTTTAGCGATGCGGTAGATGCGGTCAAAAAAGCCATCACGGACAAGATTGAGGAGATCAAACAGGCGGGCAAGGACCTCATCGCCGGGTTTATCGAGGGCATCAAGAGCGCGCCAGGGGCGATAGCCGATGCGGCCAAGGGGGCGGCAAGCGGCGCGGTCAACGCGGTGAAGGGCTTCCTGGGCGTGGGCTCGCCTTCCAAGGTGATGATTGATATAGGCAAAGACACGATGACTGGCCTGGCCATGGGCATCGATCAAGGACAGGCGAAAGTATTAGAGAAGATCGGCGAGTTCCTGTCAGGTCTCTCCGACATGTTCGGCGTGCTCACGGGCCAGGATATGGGCGGGCTCGACGCTGGCAGTTTGCGGGCGCGTGTGGACGCGCTAGCTGAGGTCCTGGTCTATGCTATCAAGCGTTTCGCGGACATACAGCGGCTCTATGGCTACAAGGAAATCAAAGAGCTGGACAAGACTACCACGCGATTCGGGCGAATGCTGGAGGTCATCGCCAAGGACTTGAGCAAAATCAAGGGGTTGGAGGACCCCACCGCGATCCCCCGCTTTTTCAACGAACTAGAACAGATGATCCATCACGCGCTGGCCCTGGCGCGGCGCATCGGCGGGAAATACGGCAAGGATCTGCTGGAGGAGATGGGGAAGATCTCTGAGCTGATCCTGAAGGTATTGAGCCTCACAGGTTTTGACCCCGAAAGCGTCAAAATGGCTGAGAAGGGCCTGCCCGACCTGGTGAAGTGGGGCGAGCAACTATATGCTATCATCATCAGGGCTACCGAGATTCTGGCCGCTGTACGCAAGGCGGTTTCGGATAGCCTTCTAGCCGAATACGCGGGCGTCACAGAGAATGTCACCAAGATTCTTTCCCTGACACAGGGAGCCAACATTGAAAACATGCTGGCCATCGCCGGGGAAAAGTTCCCCGACCTGGAGCTCTGGGGCCAGCGGCTCTATGCCATGATTGTGCGCGGCGTTGAGGTGCTGCAGGCAATACGGGCCTACATCGCGGATGATCTTCTGAAGGAGATCGTAGGAATCAGTGAGCATCTTTCGAAAATAGCGCAACTCTTCTCGGTGGGTGGCATCGAGCAGATACGGACCCTCACGAAAGAGGAGTTCCCCGACCTCACAGCGTGGGCCAACAAGCTCTATCGGATGTTTGCGATGGGGATCGAGGTTTTCAAGGCGGTGCGCGCATACATCGAAGACGAGGCGCTCGCGGCCGCAACGGGGATCAGCGAACACCTCAGCAAAGTAGCGCAGATTTTCTCGGTTGGCGGTCTGGCAGCCATGAGGGAACTGGCGGATGCCGAGATGCCAGATCTGTTCCAGTGGGGACAAAACCTCTTCAACATGATCGAATGGGGCATCGCGGTTTTCAAGTCCGTACGGCAACAGATCGAGGATAAAGCGCTCGCGGAAGCTACGGGGATCAGCGAATCGCTGGGGAAAGTGACGCAGCTATTTTCTGTGGGCGGCCTGGCTGCTATGCGCGAACTCGTTACTCTGGAATTCCCCAACCTGGATGCCTGGGCTGGGCGGCTGTTTCACATGATCGTGGCTGGGATCAATGTGCTATTGGCCCTGCGCGCGCAGATCAACGATAAAATGCTCAAAATCGTGGCCGGGGTCGCGGAGGATATTCAGGTCATCGCGCAGCTCTTTGAGATGGGCGGCTTGGCGGCGATGGAAAAGCTGACCACAGCTAAATGGCCTGATTTGGGGGTATGGGGGCAACGACTCTATGCGATGATTACAGCAGCCATCGATGTGCTCAAAAGCGTGCGCGACGCCATAGGGGCCAAACTGCTAGCCGAGCTGGCGGGCATCGCGGAAGCGTTGGGCAAAGCCTGGGCCATCGTGGAGCTGCGCACGGACATTGGCGTGACGCCAGCCAAGTTCTTCGAACGTCTCATATCGCATCTGGACGCCATCGTGGACGCCGTGCCCCTTGTGCGCGATGCTTTGCAGCGCGTGCGAGCCGCGGGCACAACGTTGGAGACTTTGGCTGCAGATGCCGAACTCTCTGAGAAGCTCAAGAGCTTTTTCAGCATCCTGGACCTGAACAAGGTCTTTCAGGAGGTGCAGGTCATCCGGTCGCTGAGCGCGGGCGAGCGGCGCACGGCGCTCTCGAATGTGCTGACCAACCTGGGGATCATGCTGGAAGCGGCTGCGCCCATTCTGCGGGCCGCTCTGGAAAAGTTCCGCGAGCAGTGGGGCTCCTTGGAGGCGCTGGCTGAGGACGTGGACCTCTCCGAGTCGGTGCAAAAGCTGTTCAGCATCCTGGACGTGAGCAAGGTGATGGAGGAGATGCGCATCGCCAAGCCGCTGGCCAAAGGCGAGAAGCGGTTGCCGTTCGTGGAGGTGCTCACGAATTTCATCGGACAGATGAAAGAAGCGGCGCCGATCATCCGCGATGGACTGCAAGAGATCAACGAGATCTTTGAGGAGCAGGCGGAAAACATGTCCGCTATCGCGGATCGGGTGCGCGACGTGTTCGTTTCGCTGGCCAGCGCGGTGCAGGCGGCCAGCGAGATGACCGTTTCGCGCTGGAACCTGAACAATGTGCTGCGGATGATCCGCGAGATCGCCATCGCCTCGCGCGCGGTGAGCGAGATACCTGTCCCCGAGTTCGGCGCGCCGGTTACGCCGGTGGGCTCCGAAGCGGGCATGGATGGCGACCGCCGCGGGATCGACCCCGACGCCATCAAGGCGGCCATCATCGAGGGCATCCAGGGGTCGGCCATCGCCTTTGACCTGAGCCTGGTGCAAGACCCCTCGCAGCGCGCCGAGTTCTCCTTCCGCCTTGGGCGGCTGGAGCGCATGTTCGCCGAGTTCGTCACCAAGTGGGAGGCGGCAGGTGCCTGAGCGCATCGTCTACAACGGTACGCCCTTATGGACGGCGGGCGCCTCGCCCAACGTGGCCTTCAAGCGCGAGGTGGACCTCACCGGGCGCACACACGTCATCGAGGAGCTGGGCGACACCTCCACCAACATCTACCGCGGCTCCAAGCGCAACACGCGCTCCTACGAGATCACCTGCGACCTGATCGCGGGCGGCGCATTCACATTGGCGCAACTGATCGCCTGGTGGGAGGAGACGCACAGCGCCGACGGCGGCCTGCGCGTGCTGTTGCGCGAGACGGGGACGGGCGTGTTCTACCTGGACTGCGTGCCCGAGGCGCCCAAGTGGGGCTCGGACAATGGGCCCGTGTTGATCGAGGTGGTGCAGACCTACACGGCGCCGATGCCGCTGTGGTATGGGGCCGAGACAAGCGCGAACGGCAATTTCAACGGGGGCGCGCCGGTGACCATTGTCTGCGCCAATGCGGGAGACGTGCCCAGTTGGGTGCGGCTCGTGCTGGAAGACGCGGTTGAGGACCCGCTCATTGAGGGGGCGGACTGGGAGATCGAGTTCGCGCTCACCATGGGCGCAGGCGACGAGCTGGCGGTGAACTGCCAAACCCCGGCCAGCGCCTGGTACACCCCGGCGGGCGGGGCGGCCACGCGGGCCTACGGCTACCGCACAGAAGCGACATCGTTCCGCAAGGCCAAGCTGCAACCCGGGAACAACAATGTGGTCATCAGCGCGACGGCAGGCAATGGGCTCTGCACCGTCTACTGGAAACCGCTCTACGAGGCGCTGACCTAATGCCATACACGAGCACCGGCGTCTGGCGGCCACACCGCTGGGATGATTGGGAAATCGAGCTCATTGACGGCAATCTCGACACCGTGGGCGTGGTGGACGAGGCCGTGGGGCTGCGCGCGGTCTGGGGGCAATACGGGTACGGCGACGGCTCGCTGGCGCTGCACATCAAGAGCGACCTGGCGGCGCTGCTTCTCGCAGACGGCATGTTTTACTTTCGCTTGATGCGCGACGGCCAACAGCTCCGCGACTTGATGATCGCCAAGGACGACCGCGGCTACACGGTCTCCAACCAATACGTGGACGAGTATATCGAGATCAGCCTGTCACCGCTGGATGCCGTGCTGCGCGACAAGATCTGCATCGACGCCGTAAACCCCAATCAGAATTTCCAGAGCCCCGACTGGCCGCTGGACGACGCCATGAAGTGGATCGTGGACCACACCTGCGGCCCGAGCGCCATCAACGGGCCGGGGGGCTCCAACCGCGTGCTGCCCGGGCTGACCATCGCGGCGAACGTAAGCGCGCACCCGCTCGATGACGAGGTGGATGACGCGCACAAGATGGACCTGTTCCAGTTCCTGCAAAAGTTCGGCCCCACCTGGGACGTGGACTGGCGCGTGCGCATGGAGCGTACCCTCGGCGTGGCCAACCAGATGGTGTTCGAGACGTTCTACCCTCCGCGCGGCGCCGACAAGACAGTGGGCAACGGCAGCCCGTTCATCCTGCTGAACGACGCCTCGGGGGAGATACGCCAGGCGCGGCGCTACCGCCCGGCCACCGGGTTCGTGAACGCCGTCATCGCCAAGGACTATTCCAGCGAGGTCACGGACGCGGCGAGCGTGGCGCTCTACGGGCGGCGCGAGCTGATCGCGGACACGACGGCGACGAACCGCCTGCGGGCCATCCTGGCGGAGCGGGCGCAGCGCCTGGGCTATGACTTTACGTTCACCGAGAGCGAGATGGTGACCGTGGGCCAGGGCACAGCGGCAGACGGCGAGTTCGGTTTGGGCGACGAGATCACCATCGCCGTAGAACACCTCGACCTGCCCAGCGTAGATGAATACGTCAACCAGGTTAAGTTCCAGCTCACGAAAGAGGGAGAGGAGGAGGTCAGCCTGGTCTTTGGCCGCCCGGAGAAGAGTCTGGGCGACAAAGTGGGCGAGGGGGGCGGCGGAGGCGGCGGCAGAGGCGGCGGAGCCGTGCCGCTCTGGGACCCGATCCGCGGGCTGCGTGACGCCGCGAACCTGTTCGTGCCCTTCTCGGGCGAGGACGACTATCAGAGCGTCAAGCTGGCCAACGGCGGCGGGTTGACCATTGTGGGCAACGTGCCCACGAACACGATCACCCTGACGGTGAGCAGCGGCGACCCGGCGGCGCACGACATCATCGGCGCCAAGCACTATGTGGCGGGCGTAGCAAACAAGCTCGTGGGCCTGACGGGCGTAGACACGCTGGGGCTGCTCTCCATCGCGGCGGGGACAGGGATCAGCGTCAGCGGCGTGACGGTCAGCCTGGCGAACACTGTGGTAACGCCGGGCAGCTATGGCGGCGCGCAGCATGTTGGCTCGTTCACCGTGGACCAGCAGGGGCGGCTGACCGCGGCGAGCAACGTGGCCATCAGCGGCGTGACGCCTTCGGCGCACGATGTGGTAGGCGCGCTGCATACCATCGCCGCGGCGCAATACCAGCTCGTGGGGGCCACGGGCGCGAACACGCTGGGGCTGCTGACTCCGAGCGCGGATGTATCCGGCGGCGGCACGGCCATTCTGCGAAGCGCCGCGGGCATTCTCACCCTGCTCCGCTGCGCGTTTACGGCAGACCAGTACATCCTGGGCGGCGGCAGCACGCTCTCCTTCTACGCCGCGTCGGTGCATACCTGGGTCGTGGGCGGGGCTCAGGAACTTGCGCTTACGGCGGCGGCGCTGTATCCCATGACCACGGGCGGGCTCGACCTGGGCACGTCCAGCCTGCGTTGGGGCGTGGCCTATATCACGACGCTGAATGCCTCCGGCACGACGCACTATATCCGAGGAGTTACCTACGTCTGGCCAGCGGCCAACGCTGTCGGCTCATTGTGCAACGACGGATCGGGAAATTTGTCATGGGCGGCGCCGACGCCCTCGGCGCACGCGATTACCGGAGATCGGCATACTGTTACCGGATCACAGTATCAACTCGTGGGCCTGACGGCGGCGAACACGCTGGGGCTGCTCACCCTTACCGCAGGAACGGGTATCAGTATCAGCGGCGTGACGGTCAACCTGGCGAACACTGCGGTAACGCCGGGCAGCTATGGCAACGCCACCAACGTCGGCTCGTTCACCGTGGACGCGCAAGGCCGGCTGACCGCGGCAGCGAACGTGGCCATCAGCGGCGTGACGCCTTCGGCGCACGACGTGGTGGGCGCGCTGCACACCATCGCCGCGGCGCAATACCAGCTCGTGGGGGCCACGGGCGCGAACACGCTGGGGCTGCTGACTCCGAGCGCGGACGTATCCGGCGGCGGCACGGCCATTCTGCGGAGCGCCGCGGGCATTCTCACTCTGCTCCGCTGCGCGTTTACGACAGACCAGTACATCCTGGGCGGCGGCAGCACGCTCTCCTTCTACGCCGCGTCGGTGCATACCTGGGTCGTGGGCGGGGCTCAGGAACTTACGCTTACGGCGGCGGCGCTGTATCCCACGACCACGGGCGGGCTCGACCTGGGCACGTCCAGCCTGCGTTGGGGCGTGGCCTATATCACGACGCTCAACGCCTCGGGCACGACGCACTATATCCGAGGAGTTACCTACGTCTGGCCAGCGGCAAACGCGAGCGGGGCGCTGTGCAATGATGGGGCGGGCAACCTCTCCTGGGCAGCCCCTGTGCCCGCATCACATAACTTGTTGAGCGCCGCCATACATGGGGATACGGCAGACGGAAATGTTGTGCGGGGTGATATCATCACTGGACAGGGAGCAACTCCTGCCTGGATGCGGCTGGCAAAAGGTAATGCGAACGATGTGCTGATTATGGGGGCTAATGAACCGCAATGGAGCAATAGCCTCACGATAACGAATCTGACAGCCGGGGGCAAAAATATTGTCACGCACACGCATGGACTGACTTTTACGAATACGAATTCGGGTAACAATACTGACTTTAGCAATCCATCCATTCGGGCGGCTCTTGCGTGGTTCTCGGGCCCATACGTTTATTGCAGTGACAGTTCTGACGGTAGCAATCCATATTGGACGAAGATGGAATTGATGGATGGCACCCATACGCATTTGTACGCCAAAACCGACACCCCTACAGGGGGAATGAGCTAGGGAGGAATATGCAAGTCGAAGCGGCGGCATTGACGGTAGCGATGCTCCACGACCTGACCTATACCAGCGGATCGGGGCCGTTCCTGGCGTTGCTGTATGAGACCCGTCAGGAGATCGAGCGCCAGACTGCGGAACCCATGAGCAACCTAGGGGCCTACTGGCAAGACGGCGGCGGGATCATGCTCCAGGGGACTCGGCTAGACGAATACGCCAAGGCAACGTTGACAGTAACATTATCATCGCCTCAGCTTCAGGGGCTCTTGCAAGCCTACTACGGTGATGCGCAGACTCCCGCCAAAGTGTGGCCACAACAGCTAGGGGACTATCTGCTAGGGATCGTGCGCGAGCTAGGGCCTCAGATACAGGCATGGGCAGAGGAAGCGCAGGCGGTGGAGAGCTGGGAGCGCCTGCCCGCGAGCGTGCGAGAAAAGGTGAAAGCATGAGACACCTGCTGGCCGTGGCGACCGTGACGCTGCTGCTGACGCCGTTCCTGGCAGCATTGCCAACCCAGGCCGCGACGGGGACACCGCTCTTTGGAATGCTCGACCGTGAGACAGCGACCTCTGCCGCTGCCGTCTGGTTCACCGCTGAGGAGATGAACCCCTCAGCAGGCGTCTACCGCTGGGCCGTGGTGGAAGCCAAGCTGTCGCGGTTCACCAAGCCGGTGCATCTGTGGGGGTTCGCTGTGGTGAGCCTGGGGCCAGCAGGTTCGGTGGGCTACCGTGTGACGTATCCGCGATGGTGGGGAGCGCCCCACGAGGTGACGGTGGGGGGACAGAAGGGCTATTTCCCGCCCTATGACTCGGCAACCTGGCGATCCCGCTATGCTGACCTCGTGCGCGCGCTGGGGGAACGCTATGACGGCGACCCGCGCCTCGTGCATATCGCTGTCGGCTTCGGGCTGGACAATGAGAACAGCATCGCCAAGGGAGCCTGGCGCGAGGCCACCAAGTTCCTAGAGTACAGGCATGGACAGTGGGTATACGAAGGAATCGAGGTCTGGGCAGCGAGCTTTACCAAGACATCGCTGTTCCTGAACAACTCCGTGGGCGGCGAGGCCCGCCGCGCCTGGGGCAGTCGCGCCGTAGAGCGCGGCATGGGGATCAAGCTCGTGTTGGGCACGGACTTGCCGGACATGGTGGCCTGGGTGACAACCGCCGATCCGGCCTCGATCACCGGGGCGCTTTCGATCCTGGAACTATATCCTGGAACGCCGCTGATGGTGGAAAGTCAGCATGGAATGGGCGGATCCCGTCATACCCTCTGGCTCTGGGCGCTGGCGCAGCGTCTTGGCGCGGTGGCGCTCTCGCTGCACCCTGAGCATATCACGGCGCTGGCAAGCCTCGACTTACCACAGGGGCAGTGGGTCATGTTCCGTGACCGCGAGTATGCGCCGACGTGTTGGAGCGGCAAATGCGTAAGCGGCTACCCTGGGGACTTTGCTCGCGGGATACGCATAGTAGCGACCGGAACGCGCCTATGGGCAGCGAACTTTCCGGCCGGCGGGGATCATCCTATCATCTACCAGGCAAGAGAGGGGACTTTCGCACTGGAGATTACACCGCCGGCGGACAATGCCGCTGTGCGGATCACGTACCTGGATCATGGCTTCGCGCCGTTCACGGTGAATGGCCAGATGATACAGAGGAGGAACACAGGACAATGGCAGACAGCGATTATCAACCTGGCGAGGGCGACGACGCTGACGATCGGGCCGGACGTGCACCTGCACAGGGTGGAGGTGTGGCCTGGTGCGAGTCCGACAGCTACAGCTATTCCGCCAACCATGACGGCTACCAGTACCGCTTCCGCTACATCTACAAGGACGGCTACATGTACCGCTACGCTGTCCCCATCCGCAACGCCTACGTGCAGATCTACAGCCACTATGACACCTCAACCGTCGACATCTACCGCCACGAGGACTGCACCGGCTACAACAGCTACGGTTATCCCTACGAAGACCGCAGCTCCCGAACCAACGTGCTGGAGCTGCGTGCAGCGGGGGGATGAGATGACGTGCCTGCACATGGAGTGTGAGCGATGGTGACGATCATCCGGCCAGAGAGCCGCGTGCTGACTATCGGCAATCCCGGACTGCGCATTCTGAGCGGGCCGATGGGAGGTGGGCTGCTCAACAATCTCATCGCGTACTGGCCCGGCAATGAGCCAAACGGGGATTTGCTAGATGCACATATAAACGGTCTGCACCTGACAGACACGAACACGGTTACAAGCGCTGCGGGCATAGTTTACCCTACGGCTCGTTTCTATCAGCAGGTGAATGGAGAATACCACAGGCGAGTGGATGAGCCATTGCTAAGCACGGGTGATGTTGATTTTACGCTCGCCGTGTGGTTGTATCGAACATTTCGGGCGTCAGTGGTAGACTGGGGAGTAATCGGCAAGTACACTTCGTCTGCCCGCGAATATGTAATATCATGGGAGGACGTGACAGAGCGAATGCAATTCAGTGTGTCACGTGATGGGGGTGTGGGAACAGTTACGGGGATTCAGGCAACTACGTTCGGTGTTGTGCCTCTCGACACATGGATATTTGTAATAGCCTGGCATGATGCAGTATTGGACAGAATCTACATTCAGGTAAATAACGGCACCGCCGACTGGGCGTCACATGCTAACGGCGTGTTCGACGGCACTGCGCAGTTTGAGATTGGGCGGTTTTTCTCCATGGCAGAGACCACATGGAATGGTCGCATTGGCCCCTCGGCGTTCTGGAAGAGCGCGCCGGGTGGCAGTGGCGTTCTTACAGCCGCTCAGCGCACAGCTTTATGGAACGGCGGAGCAGGGCTGCCTTACACTGCATTTACGACGTAACGGAGGTTCTTATGTCTACACCGGCAGATTTCACCACGAGAGTACGGACGGAGATGTTCAGCATCTACACGGCCTACCAGGCGCTTCAGCGGCGCGTCCAAGACCTGCAGGATGAAGTAACGGCATTGGGCGGCGCGGCGGGCATCTATGGCGCGAACCAGGAGAAATGGCCTGAGCAGGGCGACGGCTTCAAGTACGCGGATATGGTCAACGCCTTCACGAACGTCTCTAACCTGGTAGCATCGCCCTCGACAGCACAGAAGCAGACGATCATCCGCACGCGACGGGACTGATAGGAGGGCGCTATGCCAAGTTACGTACCCCCGAAGCGCGCAACGGCGTTCGTCGGCTACTTTCCGCTATTCCAACAGGCGAACCCGCGCCTCGTGCAGGTCAACCCAACCATCGCCGCAGCCGATTTTAGCGTCTCACTGGATGGTGGGGCTTTCAACGCGCTGACCACGACGCCGACGGTGACTCCTGCGGGCGGGGCGACGGTGCTCATCCAGCTCTCGGCGCTAGAGATGACGGCGGATAACGTGGTCGTGCGTTGCAGCGACGCGGCGGGGGCGCAGTGGTGCGACCTGACGATCCTGTTGCAGACGAGCGAGCAGCAGATAGACACCTTGGCGACGCAGGCAAACATCGGCGCGGCGGGCGCGGGGCTCACCGCCC